TGAATGTACAATTTAAAGCAGGAATTAAAGCAAGTGAAATATTAAAACAATTAGAAAAAAGTATTCCATTTAAAATAGATGTTAAAGAATTAGCAAAAGATACTGTTTATCCAAATGGAAAAGTCTTTTCAAATAGACTTTCTAATGTTATTTCAATTTTAGCCAAAGATACTGGAACTATTGTAAGATTTACTGATACAACTATTGAATTTAAAGTTCCAGGAAAAGCATATAGCACTACTTTAAAACTGGGAAGTGAACAAGGTTTAGTTAGAGTTGAAAAACAGCAAGAAAAAGCTGAGGTAAAAAAAGACAAAAAAGAAAATAAGAAAAAGAAAGAAAAGCAAAAATATACAATAGAAGCATTTTTAGTTCCACTTGTAAAAATAGGTCAAAAACTGCAAATAGAGTCTTCTGTATGGAATGGAGAAGGAATAGTTAAAGAATGTACTTATACAGCTGGAGATGTTGAAACATTTTCAGTAAATGCAATTTTAGAGGTACTTTAATGGAATTAGAAATAATAAAAGCAATGATTGAGGACAGACAAAATGAAATACATACATCTTTACCTGCTATTGTAAAAAGTGTTGATTATGGTGCTGGAACTTGTACAGTTGAGATAATACCTCAAAGAGTACTTTGTGGGAAATTAACTAAATATCCAACTTTAATTGATGTAAAACTTGATTTTCTCAAATTTGGAGATTGGAAACTTCAATTTCCTCGCAAAGAAGGAGACAAGGTTTGGATAGGATTTTCAGAATCTACTATATCAGAAGACACAAGTTTAGAAAGATTTAGCCTTAATGAACCATACATTATCGGAAGTTGTGAAGGTGGCTACGAGGATAATTCAGAAGATATTATTTTGACTGGAGCAGGGACAAGAATAGAGATAAAAGGCAATGGAGATATAAACATAATTTCTGGAAGTGATAAAACTACAATTACAAGCAATGTTACTATAAATGGAGATGTCACAATAAATGGGAATACTACTCAGGTAGGAGATACTACACAGACTGGAACAGTAACAGTTAATGGAAGTATAGGAGCAAGTGGAGATGTTACAGGAAAAGGTATAAGTTTAAATGACCATACTCATAATTATAATCCTGGATCTAATCCTCAAACTTCAACAAGTAAAGCACAATAGGAGGAAATTATGGGGACAAGTATAAAATTAAATAATAATTGTGACATAGTTTTTGATGAAAATGGTGTGTGTGAACTTGTTGATGGTGTTGAAGATATTATCCAAGCTATAAGGGTTGAGTTGGAACAAAATAAAGAACAATGGGTTTTAAATGTATTGTATGGAGTTCCTTATTTAAATAAAGAAAATAAAGGATTACTTCAGATAAAAAATAATCAATCAAAGATAATTCAAGAGCTTATCAAAACTATTTCAAAATATGAAGAAGTGGAAAAAATACAAAGCATTGAATTTGTTGAAAATAGAATAGTAGCAAAAATTAAGATAAAGGGGGAAATATATACATTATGATAACTGAAAAAGGTTTTGAATTGCCAACAGTAGAAGAAATTTATCAAAGAAAACTTACTGACTTTAAGACAGTAAAGCCAAATATTAGAGAAACAGATAGTAATGTTCTTATTCCTCTTTTAAAATTTGATGCTGCTGAAGAATATGATAGTTATTTGCAAGGTTTAGCTGTTTATAATAATTTAAATGTCTATACAGCAGTTGGTAACTCTTTAAATGCTATAACTTCACATTTAAATATGACTTGGAAAAAACCACAAAAAGCAACAGGCAAGGTAGAAATAGAAGCAGATATAGGAACTATAATACCACAGGCTTGGGGGATAGAAACAGAGTCAAAAGAAAAATTTATAACATTGAATACAAGAGCAATTAAAGTAGAAAAGAGTCCATTGCAATTAGAAATAATTGCATTAGAAGCAGGTAAAAATGGTAATGTTTCAGCAGGACAAATAATTAAACAAACTGAGATTATATCTGGTATTAAGTCAATTAAAAATAAAATAGGAACATTTGGTGGAGCTGATTTAGAAACAGACACAGAATTAAGAGAAAGGTATTTGGAAAGAATAGATAGAAAAACTTCATTCACAACAGAGGGAATTAAGAACTATATACTTCAAAATACTAATGTTAAAAAATGCCAAGTATTAGAAAATGATACTGATGATTTTGATGCAGAGGGAAGACTAGCACATAGCTATGAAGCTATTTGTTTTGGTGATACTGATGAAAATATACTGCAAGCCTTATATGATTATAAACTTGCAGGAATTAGAGCAGTAGGAGATATAACAAAACAATTTGAAGAAATAAGTGTAGGTTTTAGTAGAGCAATAGAAAAACAAATCTTTTTAAAGGTAGAAATTACAACTATTAAAGAAGTTTGGAAAGATGAATTTAAAAAAGTAATTAATAATATATTTATAAATTATTTATCAGAAATAGAGCCTGCTGGAACAATTTATTTATATAAATTAATTGGAGAAATATATAAACATACAAGTGGAATAAAAATATTAAGATTGAAACTAGGAGACACTAAATACAGTGAGCGGGAAACTGATTATATTTTGTCTAAAAAAGAAGTTGCAATTGGAAATGAAAATAATGTAACAATAGTGGTTACAAGTTGAATTTGGATAGAATCCCGCATATATACCATAATACAATTTATGTAAAAAAGTTGTTTGAAATTATTTATGAAAAGCATTTGAACATTAGAAAAATGTTCAATGAACTAGCTTTATTTAATGATATAGATAAAAGTAAGGGTTATCTTTTAGACCTCTTAGGAGGAAATTTTAAAGTTTTAAGAAATGGACTTTCTGATGAAGAATATAGAAGAATACTAAAATTTGAAATATCGCTTTTACAATTTTTAGGAAGTCCTGAAGAAATTCAAAGAATTTTATCTGAATATTTTAAGCTAAATAAGGAAGAATTTAGAATAATTGAACTATCCGCTAAAATTCTTATAAGTATTCCAGAAAAATTGGATAAACAAGAGATTTTTAAGGTGGTTAGGAAAATAAAAGCTGCTGGAGTAGGTCTTGAAGTTAAGTTTGGAATTTACATAGAGGATTATCTAATTTCTGAGCTACATGAAATGACACTGGAAGAAATTGAAAAGATAACTCTTGCTAGGGAAGAATACTATATTGAAATGTATACTTTAACAGAATTAGAAGAAATGAAACTTGAAGATATAGAGAAGTTAAAAATTTCAAGGAGGTAAAAATGGCAAAATGGATAGAGGATCCACAAGGTCGGTTAGAAGTTGAAAAGGTAACAGAAGAAATAAAATTACCAGTTTGGAAAGCAAACTATAAAGGAAAGTTCAGAGAATTTTGGAATGAATGTTGGGAAAAAATAGAAGATAGTTTTTTAAAATTAAAAAAGAGTAATGAAGGAAAAGAACCAGCTATTGAAGACAAGCAGACGGCTTTTAATAAAGCATTTGGGACAGTTGAAGATACTGTTTTAGAAGGTAATAAATTTACTCAAATGACTGGAAAAGATTACGGTGGAATTTTAAATATTGCTGGACAAAAAGAAGCAGGAAAAGCGTACTGGGATAATAACACAAAAAAGCTATATATTTGTAAAAATAATAATAGTGATATATCTCCAAATGTTAATAATTATATTCCATTTGACTCTAACTCACTTTTGGAGAGATTGGAAAATCTAATCAAAGTTGATACAGGGATAACGGGAGATTATACCACACTTGACAGTTATACATATAATTTTCCAAAATCTTATAATAAAGTTTTAGGAGTTACTATAAATATATACAAAGCTGGAACAGCAACTACTCTAGAAAATGTGTACTTGAGTGGTTTCAATAATACATCATTCACATTTGTAAAAGACTGTGTTGATAATGCGAAAGCAAACACAGTAAAAATAGCTTATACAGTCTTTTATGTTTAAAGTTTTAATAGTACACTATTTTGGCTTTTCTTGTGTTGGTATTTTGGTAATTATAATAAAATGCTGCTATAGTATTTCCATAAATAGAATATCCTCCTGGAGCTCCATTCCCCTCTTCTAGAATTACACAAATAATCTTACTTGGAGCTATATCTTGTGGAATTTTTCCAGAATATCTACAAAATAAATCCCTATCCAAATCTCTACTTAGAGTTATATCTCTAAATTTTAAGAAATTTTCCACTATGGAAAATTTACAAAGATATGAAGTATTAGATAAAACATCTGAAACAAAGTATACATCTCTAATTTTTAGTAAAATAGGTTTAATTGGGCATGTCTTTGTAGATGTCCCATCTGGAATTTCAAAAACACTAAGAGAAGGGGCATTACTTTTTACATTTCCAAATGGATATAGACCAAAATCATTTAATTTAAAACTTGTAATATCTCACTCATCAGGAGCTAATGCAAGAACTAGATATGATGCAAGTACAGGTAAAGTTTACATACTTTCACCTTTAAATATTGCTGAAAGTATGTATTTAGATACAATGTATATTTTAGAGAATTAATTGTAGAAAACTTTAGTTGTATAAGCATTAAATGCCTTTATATCTGATATTAGCATTCCATTTATTATAGAAATATTATGAGGTTGATAAAAATATATACCTTTTGAATTTCCAATCATATAAGTTAAAAAGGAGCTATTTAATGTGATATTATTTCCTAAAATGTGGATAATTCCATTATTTTCTACTCTAAAATCAGATTTTACAATTAAATATCCTGAAAGTATCAAATTATTATTTTTTAAATAATTAACTTTAAGAGAAAATGTAGAATTATCAACTTCTATAATTCCGATTAGATTTTCCAAGAACTTAAAAGCAATATAATAAACCTAACAAAAAACAGGAGGTTTATTATGGAATTAAAAGTTTTAGAAAATTTAAAAAGGGAAAATGTAGAGATCTATTTAGAGTATTTAAACAGCTGTAAGAGTAGCAATTGGGAAACTTGGGAAACAACTTATAAAACATATTGCAACAACTTTAAGTTGTTCCTGGTATGGTTTCAAAAAACTTACAAAAATAGGCTTTTACTTAGCAAAGATACATTGTTAGAAATGCCAAGTATAATGGAAAGTTACAGAAATTATTGTAGAGTTTTAGGCAATAGCAAGAGAACTATTATGAATAAAACAACGTCAATTAGTACTTTTTACGCTTGGTGTGTCAGAAGAAATAAAATCAAGTATCACCCTTTTGATAGTAAATTAGATAGGCTTAGGTTTACAGAAAAAGATAAAATTAGAAAAAGTTATTTTTTAACAACAGAGCAAATACTGACTGTTCGTTTATATATGCAAGTTGAATCTAAAAAATATGATTTACAGGATAGGATACTTTGGGAATTGTTTTTAGACAGTGCTTGTCGGATTAGTGCTATTCAGAGTTTAAAACTGGATCAATTAAGATTAGAAGATGGATATTTTACAGATGTTAAGGAAAAAGAAGGTTATATAGTAAACGCTTTTTTCTTTAATAAATGTAAGGAACTGCTTAAGGAATGGATTAAATATAGACAAGAAAAAGGAATTAATTCAGAATGGGTATTTATTACAAAGTACAATGGAAAATATAAGCAAATGACACAAGGAGCAATTAGAGGGAGAATAAAGAAGTTAGGGAAAATATTAGAAATTAAGGATCTATATCCCCACACATTAAGAAAAACAGCTATAAATTTAATAAACAATTTAGCAGGATTAGGACTTGCATCTAGTTATGCAAATCATAGTAGTAGTGGAGTTACAAGCAAACATTATATACAAAAAACAAGTGCTGCAGAAATAAGAAATACTCTTATTGTAGCAAGGAAAAAATTAGGTATTTTTTAGCAAAAAAGTATAGAGATTTTTAAATTTATTCAGATTTTTAATGGTTTTAATCACACTTTGAAGCCATTTGATAACATTTTCTTAGCTTTTGATAACAAGAATAAGTTAAAAAATAACTTCAAACTTAATAAAAATAACATTAATTTCTTTATAAATTTAAAAATCTAAACAGAATGAACCTATCCATCTATGGTGGAATAGATAACCAAAAATACTAAAAATTTGAAAGGAGTAAATAATTATGAAAACAATAAATTTTTATAAAGGTATAGAATTAAAATATTCAGTATATTCAAATAGTTTAGAAGATGTTAAAAAGAATCCTCTTAGTTACTTTCCTGAATATACTGACGATATGTTTATAACAGATAAGAATTTTCAATATCCAATAGTTAAGAATCATGTGCTAATGGAAATGACAAAAGAAGAAAAAATAGAACAAGGGATAGAAACTCAACTAGAACCAGGGGAATTTATAAAAAATAAAAAACTTGTTAAAGTTCCTCAGCCGAGTAAATATCATTTTTGGAATAAGGAGACTAATAAATGGGATTTAGACCTAGAAGGGTTAAAACATATTACAAGAAGAAAATTTAGACAAGTTTTGTTGGATAAAATTTACGCTGATTTTGATTACAATGGAAAAATCTTTCAAATGGGGGAAGCTGATGAAATCAACTTCTTAAGAGTAAAATCAGCAATAGATATAGCAACAACAAGCAATGATCCAAAAGCAATTATAGAAGCTGTTAAATATTTAAAGGTAGAAGTTCCAGCAGGTTTTGAAGAAAAGATAAAAGCAATTATAAAAGATAAGGTAACATTATCAGAAGTAGTTCAAGATTTAAAAATTAACTGGAGATTAAAAGATAATTCAGTAGATTCCTTTACCTTTGGAGAAATTAATCATATTTATCTTTTATGGATACTAAGAGGAACAGCTGCACAAGAGGAGTACACAGCAATAGCAAAAAAAACAATGAAAGCTAAATCTTTGGAAGAATTGGAATCTATTGAATGGAAATAAAAGGGGTGATGTAAATGTTTACTTTTTCAGAAGCAAGTAAAAATATGATGAAAGGAGTTCATCCTAATCTGGTGAAATTTATGGAAGAACTTATAGGATTAAGCCCTCATGATTTCAAAATAACTTGTGGAATGAGAACAGCAGAGGAACAGAACAGGTTATATCAATATAGTAGAACTATTCCAGGAGAATGGAGAACAAATTGTGATGGATATAAAGTTCAATCAAATCATCAAGAAAAAATTGATGGGCTTGGTTATGCTGTTGACATTGGTGTATTAGTTAAGGAAAAAACTAAAAAAATAGTGGTAGAAAATGGTAAAAAAGTGGAAAAAGAAGTGGAAAAAACAGTTTATAAAGCAGGACCACAAGACTTTCATTATTATAAAGATATCTATGAAACTGCAAAGAAACATGGGTTAATAGATAAATATAATATTGAATGGGGTGGAGAATGGAAAAAAGTAGATGCTGTACATTTCCAAATTAGAGGAGCAGGAAAAATACCTTACAAGGTAGTTTATAAAAAATAGGAGGATTAGAAAATGGTTAATCAAGTAATTGCATATTTAAAAGGATTTAGTCAAGAACAATGGCTATGGATAGCATTAGCAGGGGTAATTTTAGGATATATTGTTTATAATAGAAAGCAATATGTAAACTTATTTGATGCAGCAGTTATTGCTTCAGAAGAAAGTTTTAAACATGGAGACAATAAGAAGAAACTTAATGCCGCATTAAAGTTTGTTGAATATAGAACTGACAAATTACCATATCCAGTAAGAATATTAATTAGAAAATTTTTTAGTAGAGAAAGAATAAAAAAAGCAATAGAAAAGGCTCTTCAAAAATTTTCTGATACATTTGGTACAGGTAGAAAAATAGATATTGAGGAAAATGGAAATGATGAAGAGTAAATTAAAGTTGAAGAGAGAAAATAATATATTTAGTGTAGTTGTTGAAGACTACACTAGATATATAAAAGACTTTCCAATAGTAATTCCAGCAGGTTTCAGAACTGATGGTGCTAGTATTCCACTTGTACTTAGACCATTTTTTGAGAGATATGGAAAGAATACAGAGGCTGCTGTGGTACATGATTATTTATATTCTAAGTTCAATGATACAGGGATAAATAGGGAACTAGCTGATAAAATATTCTTATTTATCTTAAAAGAAAATGGAGTATCTTGGAGAGTTAGAAAAATGATGTATAAGGCTGTAAGAATGTGTGGAGAAGTCTTTTGGGAAAAGAAACTTAAAAATGAAGGCTATAAGAATCAGGCTATAATAGATAAAACAGAAGAAGCGAAACTGTATTATAGTGAATGGGAGAAAAAATTAGGAAAACTTTAGGAGATTAAAATGGGGAAGATGAATGGGTTATTTGAGCATTGGTTTATAAGAAGTACAATTGGTTTTATATTATATTTATTAGGAGGTTGGAGTAAATCATTAGAAATAATGATGACATTTATAATAGTTGATTATATAAGTGGATATTTAAAAAGTATCTATAAGAAAGAAATATCATCTAAAAAGGCTTTTAGAGGTATTATAAAAAAAGCATCTTGTATTTTAGCTGTTATAATAGGTGCTTCACTTGATAAATTAATAGAAGGAACTCCTATAAATGTTCCAATTAGCTTATTCAATATTCCCTTGTCTTTTAAAGAGTTAATAATATTTTCAGTAATAGGAAATGAGGGAATAAGTATAATTGAAAATTTGGGAGAGATGAATTTTCCATTTCCTTTGTTTATAAAGAAGTTCTTCAAGCAGTTAAAACAGCAAGATGAGACAGATAAAGATAATAAATAAGATAAAAATAAAAGGAGTATTCAAACTCCTTTTTTGTTTAGTTCAAAGATTTATTTTTTATCATTTTGTTTTGACATAAAATTATCATTTCATTTTGAAATTTTTATCATTTTGTTTTGCGTCTGACAGCAATTATGTTTGCACATGAAAATATTAAAAAGATTTGTGAATTCC